GTTAAAAGCAAAAAGCCGTAGAGATTTGACCCGGCATACCCCCCGGTGAATATCTCATGCTTGTTTATCCTCCCTCTTTCCCTTGCGTTTGTTACACGTCTGGCATAATGCCTGGTGATATGGTTCGAGCCTGATAAACGGTGTATTCTTATAATCGAGTCTTTGCTTTGCGAATGCAATTACATGATCGGTGACCTGTGCCTGTGCATTACATTTCTTACATTTAGAATGGCGGGAAAGAAACCAGCGCGAAAACTTCGCCCAGTATCCGTCATACCCGCGTTCTGCGGCTGTAGGACGGTTATCTTTATAGACGGGCTGATGTTTGATATGAACAGAACAATAGGAGCCTGCGGTTATCAGGTTGCCACAAAGAGGATAAGCGCATTGTCTTTTCGATTTTGTCGGCGTAATAGTTCCCCTCCCAGAGAACAAATGTCATATATCATTTATTCGTATTCTATAAGATGATGTCAAATTATTTTGTCACCATTCGATAACATTTTATCACCGTAATCTCTTTGGTATTTTTCCGGCAATCCATCGAGAAGAGCATCCTCAACGACCCATGATTTATTCTTTTCCTCACCTTTGATTGTTCGCTCAATCCATTTCTTAATATTTTCAGGAATGTATACAGATATCCGAACCATTCTGATATCAGCATTTCGCCGATTCCGTTTCCCGCGTTTCTCGTTCAATTTTTCCCTCCCTAAAATTACAGCTCTATTCGAACATTACAGTCTGATCAGGATCTTCCGAATGTCGTTCATTAATCCAATAATCAAACATTTCAGTACCCGAAGAAAATCTTTTTGCGCTTCGTAGTTCTCGATCCTTCGCTATGCGTAGGCGTTTATCAAATGCCAGGACAAAAGCTTTTGCGTATTTAGGATATAGAGTTGCTTCGTATAATCTTCGCTCTCTACCTGCCATTGGGCAGAAGAGGCACCCAATCCGAGTCCACCCTTGATCGTAAAGACAGCAATATTTCAATTTTTGAATCTTAATAAAATCCCAAACATCAGAATCCAACCAATCGATTATTGGATTTATGTAGATAGTGTTTTTTTTCTTATAACAAAATTCAACCATCCTTCTTTTTGACCGTTTCACCGATTCCTGTTTTCTGATCCCAGTCACGATCTTCCGTCCTGATCCGCCTTGTTCTTTGAGAACGTCACAACACCATCGGCATTGACGCGTTGGATACCCTTTTCTCTCTACAAGTTTAAAAAATGATTCTTTAGGTTTATCGATTTGCACCTCCGAATAATTATCTTTGATAAACTTTACAAGTTCCGGAGGGTCAATTGTCGTAAAATTGTAGTGCGCTTCAAACTTAACGCCTGCAATTTTTACGAGTTCATAAATAGTTATCGAGTCCTTCCCGCCAGAGAACGCAATCCAATATCCCTCCGGAGGTTCAAGGTCTATTAAAAATTGGATGGCCTCGTTTACTTTATCTATCGATCCAAAAAGACCAGCTTCCTTCAGCATATCTCTCTCACTTCGATCATTATCCTTGGTTCCGTCGCATCTGTTTTCTCGACATGATATCGCCTGATCTGATTGTCGTTCTCGTGTATTCCAGCATGCTGCAACGCGTCAAAGATCGGCTTCAAAGGCGCATCGCTGTCCATTTTATCCGGGATCCAAAGTTGAATTGAAACTGATACATGTTTCTTTGTTCCAGGTTTTTGTTTGCGTTGAAGTAAGAATTGTAATGTCAGATCTTGCACAAATTCCCGGTATTGCATAGAAAGAACCATCCTTCCACGAAAAATACCATATCGTTTATTGACGCCGCATACCGGACCTACGTATTCGAGCTTGAACATCACACCCCCAGTTTCCGCGCTTGTTCCGCAAGTAACGCTCTTCTCGCGTCAAGACGTTTTTCTTTATCCGTCTTTTCTGAATGATGCTCTTCCCTAAATTTCTCTAAGAGCTGGTCAATCTCTTTTGAATGATCTTCAACGGGTTCCGGAGATTCCGGCTTTGATTCCACGCTTTTTGAGTCCTTCTTTCCTGCTTTGATAATAGCGGTATCGATGAGCATATTTAATTGCGCCACATCAGGAGGAGGTAACGGAAATCCCTCTTTATTTACCCTCGGATATTTCAATACACAGAGATCGAGTAATTCTGCGATTGTCTGCTCACGAAAAACTTTCAGATAACGAATTACCGCAGTACTTACAACCTCTTCATATTTACCCCAATATTTTTGCACACTCGTCATGAAATCGTTAATTTTCATAATAAATGCCCCGTATTTCCCTCAGCTTCAATTTCTGCGATCACACGTTTCGTCCTTTCCTCAAAGGTTTCTCCGGCAGATTCACATCCAGGACTTCCCCGGATTCGCTGGTTGAGATAACTCTCGAATTTCGTTCCGAATAGCGTTTCCGGTCTGATAAACTTTTCCCATTCGGTTCCCATCCATTCCTCACATTTTTTATCGATGACCGTTTTAAAGTCAGCAAAACTGTAACCTTCGGAAATCCGGGCATTGAGATGTCGATTCGTTTTGTCAGATCCATAGCGATAAGCTGTATTCGCTTTCTCGTTCAGGTAATCGATTATTGTTTTGAAAAGAGAACGCGGATTCTCCGTGTCTTTCTCCGCTTTGGGGAGATTCAAAGGAGCTTTTTCTTCGACTGATTCCGATTCTGAAAAAAGTTCATCTTCAGAATTTGAATCAGACATATTAATATTATTATCTCTTATATTCTCTTCTCTTCTATTCTCTTCTGGTACTGAACCTCCGGGATTTTCCGGGATCTTCTTGGAAGTTCCGGGAAGTCCCCGGATTTCTTTGAATCTCTCTATCATTCTGATCATTTCTGGATTCTTCGATTGCGATTTATCGATGAATTTAGCTACTTTTAGACAGGTAATTCGTCCCGATTTTGCTGCAAGCTCGAAAAGCCCGAACTCGATACATCTTTTCATGATTTTTTCGACTTCGATCGTATCCATGGAGAGCCTACGTGCGAGGATCTCCGCATCTGGTTCAAGTTCGAACGTGATATTTTCGCTATCGAGCGTACCGGCGATTATCTCAAGGCAGTAGAAATACAACCCATAGCCTTTCACTCCGAACTCGAGGATCAGTTTTTCAACTGCGCGGTCTTCATGTGCCTTCGTGTAATGTTTGAACCATTTCATTTTAAAAGCTCCCCTCCCGGTTACTTTTTAAGATTATTTTCTTTTTCGTGCTTCTTCTTTCGCTTTTCGTGTTCCATTCTTGCGAGTACAAATACTGATATTTCTATAGCCCCGTTTTCAATCGCAAGCTTACGTTTCGACATGTACACATCGTAATGTGTCCCGTTATGTTTCCATCGTCTTTCTATGCCGATTCGGTCAGCCATCGCATCGAGCTCTTCATCCGTGTCCGCAATCATATGACACATTTTCATACGCCTGAAATCCGCAAAATAGTCGTCGACATACACCATTTTAAAACAGCTCCCGTTGTTCGTTCTCGAGTGGAAGGCAGTGAGGGGAATAGAAGAGCGCTTCCCGATCCTTGTTCTTTCGTCCTTGGTTATGACCTAAATTTGAGTATCCTCCGTTAGTGGACCATCTATGAACACCCCATCCCTCGGAAAGTAAACACTCGTGCTCTTCATAATATCCAGCGATTACAATTCGATATGTCTCTTTTTGTGCACGTCCTAAAGCCCATTCTCGTACTTTTCCCGCGACGTCCAGACTGTCTTTCGCATAAATGTTTTTTCGTCGCGCCGCATCGCCATATGGAGGATCGAAGAAGATGCCGCAGGTGCCTACGTAGTCCTGCCAGTTGCCTCCACATACACGCGCCCAATCCCCGCATACTACGCGGACATTACGAAGCCTGGCCGCGAGTTCGTCGAACCATTCATAAATTGCCCCGTTTCTACATGCGGACCGATGTACACCACAACCCTTGTTACCGGTCAACTTCGGACGCTTCCCATTTATTCCCCCCGCTGATAGAAGATGCGGCCGTTGTGTCTGTATTCCCCAAGGGAAGCCCGATACATGAGGCATCTGCGCCTGTATCCCGAAGGCACGTCTACCTTGCCGTGGAATCCTCGAGTGAACTCCCTGTGGAGATCTCCCTACGTTAGGAATCGTATCGAAAGTGAGCCCGGACCCAATCCAGCAGGATGCCGCCCAAATCCAGTATCCGGCAAGCTTCGCATCATAGAATTCCGGATCTGCTGCCAGTTTTTCGATGAGTCTATGCGAGTTCTTTATCAATTCCTTCCGGCGTGCGGAAAGATCGGCGTGGTTGACCGGCCAGTCACACCACCGGGCGGTTTCCTCCGATGCGAATTGTATAGCTCGCCACACGTTCGCAATGTGGCCATCTGCATCATTCACTGTTTCGATCATGGTCGGCTTATAATGCGGCCGTACGAGGAGAACGGCACCGCTACCAAAGAAGGGTTCGATATAGTGTTTCGGTTGTCCCAGGAGCCGCCACACAACCGCCGCGACCCGGCTTTTACCCCCAAAATAGGGGAATGGAGCTTTTAAACTCACGCTCGGGCCCTCCGGAAAATGGTTACCGGATTGAACCACTCTCTTCGGAATTTTAATCCATTCCGGGTTAAGGTAACCTTCTCGATCCCGATAAATCATGACATACGGAACCATGTCGAGCCCGATTATTTGATTGAGTCGTTTTTCAGCACTTTCGAACGTATCACCTCTATATCCGACAAGACAATAACAACAAAGGTAATGACGCGTGATTCCGGCATTTTTCAATATCGCTCGTGCAATTCTCAGAGGTTCATAATCGTCCGGAGTATCATAAGCAAAGAAAATGAGCGGCCGACGTGTTAATCGTAGGAGTTGATCTATATGCCATTCTTGAAAACGTTTCGCCTCGAATCCTCCGGTGAATTTCACGCGCTCCGTTTGTTTCGAAAGCATAGTGAAAACACGTTTGATGTGATCATCCGAACAGGCAAGGAGATTCGAATCGAGCACATTATACCCGTCCTCGATCGTGAGCTCGCGTATATTCCCCTCATTCTTCCATACGGCACAAAACCAACAATGATTCGGACACCCGCGGGATGTAATCACGCATCCCTTTTTTACATAAAGCCCAGGATTAAAATCCCCCGCTTCTCGCCCATGGGCAGGACCTCCCACTTTTACGGGTGCAATCTTTTCCCATGCCCTGAATAATCTATCCGATTCATAGAAATCCCACGTAAAACAGGTTGATATATGCACCTCCGTAATATCATCCGGAAGAAATAAATCCGGTTCACCTATGCGCACATATTCGTCCGTGGGAGTCATTGAAGTTCTGCGAGGGAATACTCGTAAAATCATTCTCCCCCCAGCAATCGATCGAGATTCGATTTGACACGCAACTCAATCCCGAGTTCCTGGATTCCCCGGATTAACGAAGCAATTTTTTCGGCTGATGGTTCCGGAAGGTTCGATTTCTTTGAATCGGCACCTATGTTGATAAAGCTCGGTTGCGCATCTTTCAACATTTCAATGAATCTGGATAAATCGAAGTCGAGAACAGGTTCAATTGTGATGAAGGTCTCATACCCACGTTTTTTCATTGCCGTAATGAATCTCAGGCGATAACAGGGTGCTGGAGCTCTAGAAATCGGGTATTCACGGTTTGTTTCTATGGTAGTGCCGAATGTAAATCGATCTTGCTCATATCCTAATAACGGATTAACGAAGGATAAAAACATCCCCGGATTTTTGGATTGAAAAACATAATGATTATTAAAATCTTCGCAATAGTACAAAATCTTATGTAACGCCCGATCTCTGATGTTACATGCCCATATATCGCTCATGTGCCCGACGAAAATAGTCCGTCCGCTCCCGAGATCCGGAAACGGTTCGTCAAGCTCGGGAATATCCGTCAATTTCGTCCCAAAGCGTTCACGCATCTTCACCGCGTAACAATATGAACACCTATGAAGACACCTATATGGCTTGAACGGTTCCCACGTATGCGTAACCCACGGATACATATTGCCTTTCGATTTATTCACTTTTCCCATAACTTTTTACCGCTTGTCGTTTTCATGAAAGCTGTAATATCCTTTCCTCGAGAAGATGATGTGGTCGAGCATCGGGATACCGAGAAGCTTCCCCGATTTCCTGAGTGTCAAAGTGATCTTTCTGTCCTCCGGGCTCGGTTCCGTGTTGCCGCTCGGGTGATTGTGCGCACATATGATCGCCGCCGCCTTATCCGTGATCGCGCCCGCGAACACTTCGCGCGGATGTACGAGAGTCTTGTTGACGAGCCCGACGGATATCACGCGCACCGCTTTGATTTCCGCCGCTCCATTGATGGAGAGCGCTATAAAGCATTCCTGCTCCCTATCCGCGTAATGGCGTATTTGCTCCAATACATCCGAACAAGTCCTTATTTTCTGCTTCTCTCCACCACCGAAGGTTCTCCTCCCGAGTTCGAGCGCCGCTATGATCATCGCGGCCTTATCTTTGCCGAGCCCAGGAATCACCTGCAGGTCATTTGTATTCACCTGGTAATTCTTGGAATCGAGGAGAGAAAGAACCCGCCCCGCGAGTGCGTTATTCCTCGTGCCGGCGGTGCATAGGAGAATTGATACGAGTTCCCTATCCGATATATGCGTGAGCCCAAAATCTAAAAACTGCTCTCTCTGCCTGACATCTACCGGTATTTCATAAGCTTCCATCAATTCCCCCACTTGCGCTTTAAATGAGCTCTACTTCCTCTGCATCTGTACGATCTTACTGTTGATCTTTTCCTCTTCTTCGAGGTCTTTCTGTAGCGCCGCTATCAGATCCTGTTTCTGATAAGTCCCCATGTTCGCGACTGTTCGATCTATGTCCTCGCGCTTGAAAAGGAGAATGATCGCGGAAAAAATGCCACAGCATACGTATGTAAAAATGAGAATGACGCTATATACGAATTCCCGGAATTCAAACGAGACAGCTCCGGGCATTTGAAAGAGAATTGTGTTACAGGTCACATTCGCGGTGAGTATACCGACTATGATTGCCGCGGTTAAAAAAAGGGAAACCATCATTATCCGGTTGATCGCATACCGCCACTTAAAAGAAAACGACTTCATTTTATTTTTCCTCCGTGTTAAATTACACGGGCGCGGGAGGCTTATCATTCCCGCCCCGTGTTTCGTCTGAAAATAGAGAGAGTGGTAATCCTTTATTTCCCTGGAAAATCCTCCTTTATTTTTTGGTCATCCGCGCCTTGCCTCGCGGGTGGTTGCCTGCCTCGCACGGAGGAATCGGCTAAACTTTCGACAACTTCTACTACTGCTTTATCCCTCAACGACGGGAAAAGCTCACCATGAATGTATGGTCTGCGGCTTCTCAATCATGCGCTGAGAGCCTCCAAAACGAGAGCTCGAGCTGTTCCGACTGGAACTGAATTCCCAATCTGCCGCACCTGGTCCGTCTTCGTTCCTGCAAATCGGTAGCCTCGTGGGAATCCCTGAGCCGCTGCGAGTTCATGAGGTTGGAGCATTCGGAATGTGATATCGAGGCTTATGGGTTGACCTTCAATAAGCGCGTAGTGGTCTTTTGCAGTGAGCGCTCCAATCGGGATTTTCGTTGATTGTCCTTCGGCTGTACCGAAATACTTGATGAGGAAGGGCTCGACGACTCCATGTCCATTTTTAGCCCTGACTGTCGGAATTGGCTCATTCATCATTCGCGGCCGACCCGGTGCATCTTGATGAAGGATAAAAGGCTCGATGATTCCGAACTTTCCGTCCCCGCTCGCCGGAATTGTCGGTATCGGATCTGCGATTCCATGAGATCGCGGATTCTGTCCGTTCCGCTCTCCGTAAAACGGCACCATGAATGGTTCTACGATTCCGAAGCGATTTTTAGTCACTATGCTCCGAAGAGGATCATCAATAGAATGAGCATATCCTTTTTCTCTACCGCGATTATCAATAGCCATAACGAAAGGCTGCACGATCCCTACATGCCCGCCACCCGCGGTAATAGTCGGCATCGGTTGTAATGTCTCTCGCGTCGTGCTTGTCCCTCGCAATATCACGATAAACGGTTCTGCCCACTCCCCCCAATACCTGCGAATTCCTGCCTCTATACGGCGAAGCGTCGCTGGAGCCAACGCGCGTCGCCGATTGAATATTGATTCTCCGTGAATAGACCAATCGATCACATCACGAGCGGGAATCCATGTTTTCTGGGTGAATAATGAGGGTGTCTGAGCGTGTGTAGGTTCCGGCCAGAGGATACGCGCGCCACCACGGACTGCTTGTATGAATAGACGCCTCCGAGTTGTGGGATCTCCATAATCCGCGGCGCATAGAAGCTGCCATTCCACCTTATACCCGAGTGATTCCAAAGCCGTTACAAATGCCCGGAATGTCTCACCCTTTCGACTTTTTAACGGTTGCCCGTCTGCGCCCAATGGCCCCCAGTTTAAAAACTCGGGGACGTTTTCCAGAATGACACGCCGGACATAAAGCTCAGAAAGCCATTTCAATACAAGCCATGCAGACGCTCGACCCTGGTCACTCCGTGGCCGGCCACCGCGAGCCATTGAATGGTGAGTACATTCCGGACTCGCCCAAAGAAGGTCGACGCGATCGCGAACTCCGAATACATCGAGCGGATTCAAGGTTGCGATATCCTGGCAATAAGTCCGCGCATCCGGATAGTTCATCCGATGCGTATCGACTGCGATTTGCCAGTGATTCACGGCCGCGAGATCGATACGGAGACCTGCTGCTTGCGCCGCCTGAACGATTCCTGTTGTTTCACCTCCGCCTCCGCAGAAAAGGTCGGCTATTTGTATTTTCATAAATCTGAACACGGTTCCGAATGGAACATCCCTTCCTCGTAAGCTTTATTGATTTCAACAGCTCGTTCGTGATTGCCGTCAACGTCCGGATGTTCTTCCTTCATAATCTTGCGATAAGCATGTTTTACTTCGTCCCGTGTTGCGTCCGGAGAGCATTTTAAAACCGTATGCCAGGATTTTCCGGCATCGTCGGTGAGCGCGACAAAGCCCGTAAAGAGCCTGTCCAGAATCCCGGATACTCCCCATCGATCACATGCACGCATAGCCCGGATCGTCTGCGCGATCGCATAGGTGTTCTCCCATACTCTCCGGTAACTATCGCAAGCCATGCATACGGATTTACCCTTGAAGTCGAAATACACAGCGACTCCGGGATCTCCCCCGTCGTTATTCGCCGAATACGGCACGCCGTTCATCTTGACTTTCAGGTTCGATGAAATGATCAGATTCCGACCGCCCATTCTTCGGACTTCATCGTCGACGAGCTGCCAGCACTGATTCACGGAGGATCCCCGGAATCGTGAATTGATCCGGGAATTCTTTCTCGGGTAGTTTTCCGGCCAGCTCAAAGGGTACGCTTCTCGTTTCATGGGCTCTCCTTTCGGTTTATAAATAGGGAGCTCGGTCACGCGATCCGGAGTGATCGGGCTCCCTTCGGATGGGTTACGCGATGATCGGTATCTCCGGAAACTCCTTCTTAAGATAAAGGCGAATGATCTGGATGGCTTTTATCTTCCATGCGAGCCCGTCCGATTCGAAAAGCGCACACTCTGGGATCGATCCTTCTTTTCCCCGGACACGCAATACGAACATACTCTCGGGTTGCTCTACCTCCGGGAAGGTCCGGTACGGAGCGAGCTGGAAAGGATTCGCGATCGGTACTGTTTCTCCGAGGTGCACACCCTTTGCAATCTGCATCTTCTGCCCGATGCCGTCGTCCGTGCTCTCGATCGAGCCTTGATTTTTAGCTGTTCCGACCAGTTTTAAAAGCCTGGCCAGGTCATCGTTCGGGATAAAAAGCGTCTGCAGGTTAATAATAAATTGTTCGTGTGGAAGAAACTGACCGAATGCGAATCCCCGGAAGTCCTGCAGGTTGCTTTCGATATAATGTGTGCGTTCCATCTTTACACCGCGTGCTTTCGAATACAGGTGAACTTCGGAAGGTGACTCAACATGTATGAAATAGTTATCCTCGATCTTTATTTCACGCAGGAAATCGACGATCCCCGTAAGTGTATGGACGAGCAGTGTCGCGGGCCGGTAATCGACCGGCAGAATCGGCGTGAGCGTCTTATCTGTGAATTTGTATCCATGATGCTCGCTGATATTCGGTGCAGCGAGAGTTTGGATTTTTTCTATTGTTTCTTTTGTAAGATCCATTTATTGTGCTTTTCCTTTCTGAAATTTTGTTACGTTCTCGATACCTTCGAGACCTGGTTGCTCGATATCCTGCTCGTATGCATTGATTTCCTTTCCGTCCGTTCCGAAGAACAGCATCCCCTTGAATGCCTTAACAGGTGCGAGCTTAATCGATGAAGTGATCCGCGTCGCTCCTATTTCCCGGGTTTCCGATGGTTTGATCTTGATCGTGATTCTTATCTCCCGGACTGTTTCGGCTTCCGTGTTTTCGTCCGCGATGTTCGCGAGGACCTTCTTGAAATCTTCCTCGAACAACTCGCACGCCACACCTCTTCCGATGTTCTGTAGGTTCGTTTTCCTGACGTTCACTGTTTCCTCCTTTCTATTCGTTTATCGCTTTATTGAGCCTCGAATTAAGCTCTTCGAGAGAGCGCTCGATTCTGCAAAGAGGACATTCGGCGTGTATTCTCGTTGAGAAAACGACGCTCACTCCCGGGTGTACCCCGCAGGTTAGAATCCGTTCCCCGGATTTGACCACTTTATCCATTTCGATTGTCTCGGTACTCATTTCGATCCCTCATTTTCGAAATCGATGTCTTTGCGATCCAGTGAGATTCGAACTCACATCCCGATTAACCGGTCCGATCATCCAGTCGTAACCTTTGCCCGGAGTCATGGAGGAGGATGCTTTCGGCCTCCACCGCGTCTACGGCGATGCTCCCTAAGCTCACCGAAGGCATTCAAAATACTTTCGGTTGCCGTTTTTGCGCCATGGATCGCACTTCCGGAGACATCCCCGGAAAGTTGTTTATTTATTAAGATCCAGCTTCCTTTTCATTCCCCGGATTGTCCGGGGATGGTGTCACAAGATGTAAAATATCGTTATTGTCCCGGACATAAATGCCGGATTTCGCTTTATATGCGTAATGGCTGTAACCATCTTTATCTAAACGTCTTGTATACCCGGACACATTTTTCAATTCATCTCTTTCCGCTTTGTTGATAAGCGGATGTCGGCCTTCGATTACCTGGTACGTAATGCGTTCGACAGGGAAGCCTTTACAGTGTTCAATATCCTTTAACCTTGATCCCCTGGTGTTCGACCAATCGATCCATTTACTACATTTCGTGCATCGTGCGTATGGCATCAGTATTCCTCCTGAGATTGATTTTCAATAACATCAAGGATGTCTTGCGCCTCATGGTCATTCAGCGCCATCTTCTGCGCATAACTGAGTAAGATCGATACTTTCGCTTCGAGTTGGCAATAAGGACATACCGTAAACTTTTCTTTGAGAAATACGACGTGCAGGAATTCTCCGTGTTTGCATTCGCCGATATATTCGGTGTCGGTTTCGACCTTTTCGCCGGTTGTTTTGTTAATAGCTTCTAAAAGATCACTTATCATCGAGCGCCTCCTGTTTATCGACCCAGGCATCGAGCGATTTACGTGTGAATCTTAAGTTTCCGCCTTTTTCTGCTATACCGCCCACTCGATAGGGTTTGATTTCACCGTTAGTGATTAGTCTCCGCACCGATGACGCGCTCATTTTCAGATAATCCGCGGCTTCATTAATGTTCATTTTCTCGATACTGATTTTCGTCGCGATTTTATCCGCAATTTTACCTGCGACCTTATCGGCGAGCTTTTCGAGGTCCTGATCCGATAGAACGATTGCATTCATCATCTTGTTTCGTCCTCGTCGTATATGGGTTCTATTTTATAGATGGTGTCGTTCGATGGTTTACTATTGAGCTCGTCAATTAGAGATTGGGCTTTTTTGCGCGGATATGTTTTATCGTCGTAATCGGTAATATCCTTCGTCTGCAAATTGTGAACTATAATCCTGTATTTCATTTGACTTCCTCTTTCATCAAGGCCGTGAGCTTTTCCATTTTCCGGTTATCGTTCATGGGAGCGAGGAGAATACCGAATACTCGAGTAAGAGCGCTGGAGAGGATCTGATTTGTTTTTACGGCTTCGTTATAATTGATTGAAAGAGAAGCATAACAGGCGCGACACGCCTCTGCTCTTTTATTATTACCCCATGGGCAAGATTCACATTTCATCATCCTTCTCCTTTGTTTTTCTTTTTGCCTAAAGAGATATTCCCATGATGCTGTCATACAAATCCTGAGTTCTTTCACCTTTGTTATACCGATCGCGCAACGGTCGAATTACATGATTGAGTGCAAAGTACCCCGACGACCCGATCGCAGAATATGCTTTCTCGCTTTCAATAAGATGTCCTTCCGCTATTTCCCAATTCATCATCCTTCTCCTTTCGCCCGATGAGCCCGGAGGCAGCCGAAACATGCTCTCCGGGGTTTCGGGTGAGTATCGAGGGATAGTCGCCTCGGTTCGATCGGCATTTATCTCGCGGGCTTGCCCCTTCCGCGTCCCCTTGCATTTTTTTTGTACGGCTCATCAAAAGGGTTAAAGCGTTGAGCCTTTACAGTCCGGAGGGACTCGCACCTTCAACCACGTCTGGATGATCGCAATCGGTTGCAACCTCTCGCGACCTGCGTCTACGGCTCCGGGATTTACCTGTAACCCGGGAAACTGTCCTTTCCACAGCCTGCTTACTACCACCGCCTTTCCGCCACGGACTGTACGCGCTGCGGTACCACGGCGCATCTGTTTTCACCTTTTATGGGTTCATCTGGCAGGGAGAGGATTCGAACCTCCGACCTCCGGGTTATGAGCCCGGTGAGCTGCCACTGCTCTACCCTGCTATATTGGTTTTCCCTCAATCCCCGAATAAAATATACGGATCGGCAAGGCCAGGGAGCCTGCGACGTTCCTCGACTTCATCCTCGATCTCGGCTGATTTTTCGTTATAGACCGGCTTTCCGGTATCGAGATCACATCCTTCGTCGACTGCATACCCGATGGAGGTTAAAAGATCGTCACGGAGCACATTGTCATTTCGAAAGCGCGAGCACAGGAGAGTGAGTATCTTTTCCTCACTCCAGCCCTTGCAATGGTGCGAATCCCGGACGAGTTCCATGATAGATCCTATGATTTCAGTTTTGATTTTGTCGTGTTCCATAATCAGTACCTATTCGCCCGGCGCGGGTCTCCACGCTTTTCTTGAGCTTCATCGTACAAGTCAGCAAGCTGCATACGATTCTTATCCTGGGACACTGCAATACTCGGACGGTATCCGCCTTTCGCGTGCAGGAGTTCACCAAAGCAGGCGAATGCAGTCAATTCACGGGTGAGTTGATCGGCTTCTGATTCTTTTTTCATGCAAGCCTCCCGTCCTCGATCTTGCTCTCGAGTTCGAAGACTCTACAGACGTATTCCTCAATGGTGATTTTCTTGGCGTCGAGCCATGCCCGAAGCCTGGCGAATGCCCTTTTGGGATTTGTTTCTTTCATAGTCCCGTCCTTCCCCTCGTTATCGTAGCCGGACACGCTTCCTTAAAAGGAAGGAGGCGGTCGCCTGCTGAGAGCAGACTTCCGCCTCGGGAAATTACTTTGATTCTTCGCGATCGAGCTTTTCGATTACAGCCTTCGAAACAAAATCGTTTGTAACAATTTTGTTTGGCTGACTCGCTTTATAAACTTCCAGCCTTCCCCACGCATCGTTTGAAAGGCCGACCGTATGGGGTTTTTCTGATTTCTCATAATCTAATATATTGGCTTTCTTTTTATTCATAATCTATAATAAGGACTGAAAAGCCAATAGTCAATAGTTTTTATTGATTTTTATGAAAAAAAACCTTGATTCTTTTAGACGCTACGTCTAAATTTATCATGAAAGATATGTACAAAACGGAAGTGTTACCGGAGTTTTACCAAATTACTTAATTTGGTTAATTAACTCTTGTATTTCCTTCTTATCCATTTTGTCAGCTTCGAATATTCTTCTCGCTAAAACTAATTTCAATTCTAAAATTTCATTAGGATCAGTATCGTTTTTAAATGTTTCTGTTTTACCGATCGCAGCCATTTTTTTTATTTCCTCGATAGAAACATTGAAAAATATTGACAATTTTTCGAATAATTCACTTTTCATCGGTATTCGCTTGTTATTTTCAATATCGCAAAGATACATTGCTGTCACTCCGAGTTTCTCTGAAAGTTTGCTATACGATAATCCTTTCTCCAGTCTCTTTTTCTTTAAAAACGCACCTAAAGCTTCCATACATAACCCTCCATAAATATACATAACCCTTCATATTTTTAAACCTATATACAGTATAAGCTGTTTTTGTTTATGAGTCAATACTATATTTATTTTTTTTGTAAAATATAGAGAGGGAATTTAAGTCCGAATACTTATAATTTTCAACATATTTATTCCCAGGCCTGCTCTATTTTCGCCGAATCCGGCAGCAATCCCCGAAGCCGATCAAGAGGACTCGAGTGATCGTATCTTTCGGTCATAGCTTCCGTTCTATGTCCGGTAAGTGCTCGAAGGACCGCGTCCGGGAGAACACGCCGCATTCTGGAATTATAGGTATGCCTCAGGCTATGTACTACGAGATTGCGATCGCTTCCGGAGATCCCTGCTGCTTCAAGTCCTTTCCGGAAGGGTTTTAGCGGAGTCTTTTTATTCATTGGTTCCCGGCCGTTCCCGCGCGAACTCGGGAAAATCAATTCGTCGTCCTCATCGTATGGGGTAATGCCTTTGAAGAAAAGCAATTGATTTATCGTCCGCGTCGGCAAGAAAACCGCACGCGCTTCTCCTGTCTTGGTATCACCTATTTCTCCGGATGCTTTCACGGCATGTAATACCGTAATAGCCTTCTCCTCCCATACCACATGCCGCCACAGCAGAGCTCGAGCTTCTCCGGACCGTAGACCCGAAGTTAGAAGAAGATAGAAAAAGGTGAACCAGTACCAGGTTCCCCAGATCATAATTGCCTTTACATCGTCCACCGGAAAAAGGGTATTTATCTCCTCAAGGGTGAAGATGTCTCTCTTGCGGTGATTATCCGCGAAAGGTTTACAATTCCTTACAGGATTGAAATCTATGAGTTCCTGAAAGACGGCTTCATCTAAAATGATTCTGAGCGTATATAAAATATGATTTCGTGTCTGGTTTGAGAGTTCAAGTTTGAAAACCCAACGCGAAATATCGGAAGCCTTTATTTCTCGCAGGAGCATTTTTCCGAACATCGGCAGAATATAGCGGTCCAGGTGAGCACGGCGATCCCGAGCGACTGGCTTTGAAAAACGATGCCCCTGTGCATGCCGTTGCGCTATCCATTCGCATTTTTCCCAAACGAAGAAATCTTTCGTGAATTCTATCAAAGTCGGAATCTTTTTTTCAATTGGCTTAGGGCTTAACTCTTGTTGAGCTGTGAGCTCGGCCTTATATTTCGTAGTCTCTCCCGTGGATTTTGGGATCCGGCAGTCTTTCCCCTCCTCATCTTTACCCCAGTAGCGGTAATACCATATTTTTGATTTTTTTCCTCGGATAGTGGGTTGAAAGAGAGTATAAAGCTTTCTGAAGTGTGCCACACCCTTATTATGCGGACAGGTAAATATTTGTCAAGAAAAAAAAGGTACGACAAATGGTACGACATTGGAATGATTTTACGTAAATCACAGTGGAGATTTTGGAAGGGCATAAAAAAACCCCGGCATTTACCGAGGTATTCTTATGGGCGGCATAGGACTCGAACCTACGACCCCTAGCGTGTCGAGCGGTCAATATAGATATCCATAGATGGTCATATATATCTAATTCTCGATAATACCGATAAATACATTCTTTTTGTATTCGTTTATTTTCAGGAATTATTTTTTTCGTGGTAGGATTCTGGTACGACATTACTTCCTACTACTCAAGTTATTAAAAAAAAATAGTTTAGGTATTGAAAATATTATTATGATATCTATGATATATAGAATATATGTGGATTCAATATTACATTTTTGGAGGTAAATATGAGAAGTTTCAAACCTGTTATTGCTGTTCTTATGTTTTTATTTTTTTCATTAAGCACATTTTGCCAGGGAATAAGAGGACAAGATTTAGTTATTACTGTTCAACTTAATAGTGAACTTTACGGCAAAGATCAAAATGAGAAGAATAAAAAATTTAAATCTCCTTCTATTAACACGATTGGTTATAATAAATTTTATTTATCGGAGATGCGTTCTGCAACATACTTAAGAGGAGAAGGTATTATTGGTCAGGATTATACAGAAGAAGGAATTATCTTTAAAATTCGTGATGCCACTGGAAGTCTATTTAAAGAGACTAAGGATACTATATTAAATGAATACTCTATATTCTATATGATAGATCCAACTGATGAAGATCTCAAAGATGATATTTCTGCTAATCCGAAATGGAAAAAAATCACAATTACACCAACAGATATTAATTATCTAGATGATGGTTACTTTGCAATAAATAACGATTCCACAAAAAAATTAACAGAAAATCAGATTTTTACTATTTTTTTTAGAACTTCTGAATCAAATTATTATTATATAGCGGTAAAGCAACATAAACAATTAATTGGCAATATTGGGATTTGGTCATTTTGGGCAGGAGCTACCTTTTGGGATATAATTGATTTCCCATCACTTACTTTTACTAATGTTAGTGCAATTATTAGAGGTGAAACTACTGCATTATTTGGTATTGTTCCATTCGGAACTGTGAATGTAACTTTATATAAATATCGATTTATAGATCCGAATTGGACATTCCCAATTATTTCCTTTTTTGGATGTATTGATTTAACAACAGTAGGAGGATTGAGGGGAAGTCAAATTGGGGGAACAGCTGGTAATTTTGTAAGTCTGGATAGCTTCCTTTCTTCAATTGGATTTGGTACTCTCGTTGGAATTGGAACACCAATCGGAACATTCTACGGTGGATATGGTTGGAGATTGAACTCAAGTCAAATGGTTGTGACTATTGACCACGGATTTATAGTAGGTGCAAATATCTTTAATTTAATAGACCTTATTGGAAAAAATCTGCAGAGTCAACAAGCCTCTATATAATTTTTTTAACCTCTAAACTGATTATGAGTTCATATAATCAGTTTAGAGGTTGTTGTATTCTTCCTCAATTCTTCTCCTCGCCACATCAAAATAATGCTGGCTTTTCTCAATCCCGATAAACTTCCGCCCGGATCGAACGCAGGCGACACCGGTCGATCCGGAACCCATGAACGGATCGAGCACGACTTCGCCCTTCCGTGCTACCCTGCAAAGACACTCTATGAGCGGAACTGGCTTCTGATTCATATGCTTGCGCTCTTTCGTCGACGGTGCCATATGTCGGAATACTCCATCCAAGTATTCCGCGTCTTTTTTCTCGAAGGATCGACTCCCTTTCGTCCCCCAGACGATGAATTCCGCTTGCTGTCGGAATCGGTTCGGCATCGGTCGGGCGTTTATTTTGTCCCATACTGCGAGTCCGCGCCAGATCAGGCCTGCGAACTGCAAGGCGTCTGTAGTCGCCGGGAGCTGTCGCCAGTCCGTGAAAAGGCAGTACATGGCGCCGTCCTTTGTAGCCGACTCGAGCCGATGAAGCCAGGTCCACATCCATAGCGTCCATGAGCGCTGATCGCGGTTGTCCCCTTCGAAATCTGCGAATTTCTTTTTTACATCACTACTTTGATATTTATCAGAAGGATTCCGCATCCTCTCGCTGTGCGTCATCCCGCCGCTCGAATAAGGCGGATCCGCGATCACTGCATCGATTCCGGAGAGCTCCGGGAGAATATCCAGACAATCGCCATGGAAAAGGATCGCGTCGTCACTGATCGTTTCCTTTTGAATTCTTTTTTGCATTTTTGTTGATTTTTATTCCTCATTTTAGGGTGAAAATATTCCTACCACAAGCCTGTCAAATCTCCAGCGACGTACCCTGCAGCGCTGAGAAAGATTGCGATCGCGATCCCACGCCAGATATCGACCTCATTCCGGGAGTTTTTCAATGATGTTTCCAAGTCCAAGGAGTTTTGTGATAAATCTTCGATATTCTTCTTCAAGCTCTCCCTGTCCTTTTCCGATGTCTCGTATTTGTCCTTCCATTCCTGCGATGATTTGGTCACGTCGTCCAAGCTCTTCTTGTAATTCGATGACTCTATTTCTAAAATTATCACCTGCGATTCGAGCTTCTTGATTCGATCGCTCTGAGCGAATAAGAGCTTCGTCAGTGGACCGACGAATATTTTCACTTCTTGCCAGCTCAGCTTCAAGTCCGCTGTTGTCGGAATTCCTGATAGAAAATCCTGTGAGAAACCCGGTACCGAAAACGATAACAACAAGAATACAAATCCACCACAGATTCGATTTAATCCACTCATTCACCTGGACCCCCTCCATATTGCCCTTCCCTATATTCTGCTTGAGCCTGAAACGACTTCGCACCTAGGGAAAGGGCAATGAGTCCGCATCCGCTTCCGATCACGAGCGTTGATTCAGGTCTTCCTATGAAGAAACCAACGAGTCCGGATACTACGACGATAGCACCGAGACAGACAGCAATCATTGCCATTATCCGCATCGACGATGTTTCGTCGGGCTTGTTCTCGTTCCATTTCGTTTTCATGCTTCCGGCACTCCGCTTTTTTCGAGCAGTTCCGTCCAGGGGAATACATCTTCCGGATGACCTGTTCCTTTTTTTACATCTATTTTCCCTTTGCAGATACTCGAATGATCAATGATTTTGATATCAGGATACCTGATATGAATCTCCCGGCATAGTGCGTAGCAAGATTCGATCAATGGTTTCGGCCATCCATCCCGCCCTATTCTTGACGGCGGTCCCGCGAGCTCGATTCCGATCGAGCAGGGATTCAGTGACTTCGCCTTCCATTCCTTCTCATATGTAGGATAGTCTTTATACTCGGAAAGTCCGGCGTGCCAGGCTATCTCTTCCTCGAGTACCATCTGAGTGACTTTCCCGTCGACGTCGATCACATAATGAGCGGAAGACTCGGTATTATTCGGATTCTGAAACCACCTGATACCTGCCGCGGCAGAACCGGCAATCCAGTGTATGACGATGAGAAGAAACTTCCGCGGCGGTTGTCTTACGAATCCGCCTGATGTTTTATTTTTTGCAGGAATAAAATCCATAATCATTGTTCCCCTCCCAGAGAATTATTTTATTATGAGTGCCAGTACTCCAAAGATGATCGATATCGGAACTCCAATCATCGCCGTATATATTCCCACTTTCAGAGCTCGAATCGAGAGTGTCTTCTCCGGCTTCACCTCGAGATCATTCAATCTATCCTCGTGATTTTTACCGGTTGTACAGTTCTCAGGCAAATTGTCAATTTTGTCCTCGATTCGCTTGATCGATTCCGAGTGAACCCCTTGCATGGTTTTTAATTTTCCAACCGCAACAAGAAGCCTTTTGATATCTCCACGGATTTCAGCAAGCATCAAACTATTTGTTTTTCGTGTTCTGGCCTGATCGCTCATTTATGAAACCCTCGATTTTTTCTTGATTTCTTTTGCATTAATGTATATGCTATGAAAAAGGAGATCGCAATGAAAAAGCTTTTCCTTATACTTCTTCTCTTGGTTTTTTGTACCATTGCTTTTTCGCAGGAAGAGAGTACAAACTGGTTCAAGGTCCTGTGGGGATTTCAGCTCGGGTGGGTTCCACTGGGAAACCTTGAATTTTCTCACCTCCCGGAGAAAAGCTTCTTCGCTCCTTTTGATACTGTTTTTAAAGTTGATACTACCACCTTTGATTTCGTGAAAATAGGCGGACAATGCACAACTCTTTTTTCTCTCACCGGAGAGGATGACACCGCACCTATTAATTTTCGACCGACTGGAATGACATATATGGTCTACGCCGGAATCGAACCAATCCGGAATATAATCATCAAGTGGGAACATTCTTGTTCTCATCCTGTTCTCTGGTACCTCCCTACCCTACAATCAGCACAATTCTTTTCATCGGAATATGACCGAATCTATCTAGAAATAAGTGGTGCACTATCATTTTAAGTATGTAATCTCAATAAATATTGTTCAAAATTACCGGAATAGATTTTTTGTCCAATATGGTCGCACGTAATTTTATATGCCATATAGATTTTCAATCCGAGTTTGCGCGCTTTGAGACAAAACAAAATGTCTTCGGAATAGATTTGTCCGTCGATGACTTTGACTTCGAATACTGATCGCGACCCATCTTTGAGTTCCTCCGCGCTATCCCAAATTTCGTTAAGTGCTTTTCTCGAAAGTCTAGTAAACCCGCACCCGATACCCTCGACCTCGAACAGTCCGGAAGGAGAAAGGTCAATGTTTTTTTGATCCGGTAGTATACGAACGACATATTCCTCTTCTTCTTTTTTTTTACGTGCAGTACCTCCTACGATATCTACCTCAAACGAAAGGAGCCGAATAAAATCCTCTGCCTTCCAAGCCTCGTCCGAATCGATCCAAATTAAATCATCAACCCCGGAATCATGCGCGATTTTAAAAAGATCATTTCGTGCACGCTGAATTAAAGCGTCACCCGGAAGGAAAATGGGCATGATTTCTATTCCATAAATCGATGTCATGCGAATAGTCTCCATAAGCGAATTCGCATAATAAACCGATATGGTTCCCGAATGACTCGGCGTTCCAATCATCACCCGTCTCATGCTTTTACTCCTTCTAATTTTTCGAGTCTGTCGATTATTTCCTTGAGCGCATTTACAATTACCGGAAAAAGTTTTCCCTCACATGTTTCAAGTTGATCGGGGTTGTCTTTGAGTACTATTTGCATATCGATGAGCTCATCGAGAGCGTCGAGATCTTGAGCAAGGAAACCGATCGAAATTGCTTCTTCCATTTTTGAACCATCGGATTTTTTATCTTCGTACCAGTTTCGATAGTCTTTTTTATACTGGATGGGTTTTAATTTTTTTATAAATTCCGCACCGAGCGCGAGTGGAGAGATTTCTTTTTTATCGCGCATATCTGAAATAGCTGTAATCGTAGTGACTGCACATCGAAGAGAGGTGACAGAGGAATTACCGAGCGTAATTTGATTTGATGCCGAGACAGTTGATGCGGTTGCGTCAGAGCCGATACAAGTTACATTTACGCCAGTAGTTGTAGTATTACCAGCAAAATATCCCAATGCTGTATTTTGTGTGCCTATTCCACATGAGGATAAGGCATTTTGACCTATCGCTGTATTATTACGACCTGTCGTATTCCCTCCTAAAGCAGATTTTCCAACAGCAATATTTCCTGAATCAGTAGTGCAATTGTTATTATAAAGTGCCTGATAGCCAATTGCTATCTCATAACCTCCTTTAATGCTTGAACGTAATGCGTTTATACCAATAGCAATTTGACGGATGGAAGTTAAGCTTGATAATAAAGAATTATATCCTATCGCTATATTTTCAAGTCCTGATGTGTTTACTGGAAGAGAATTGGATCCGATAGCAATATTCCAAAAACCTGTCATATTTGCTTTAAGTGCTTGATAACCGATTGCAATATTATCCGTTCCGGTAGTCACGGCATTAAGACTCTCGATCCCAAAATTAATGTTTCTCAACGAGTTAAATCCTGCATCAACTCGCAGATCTGCAAGAGGATTCAAATCCGAAACATCGAGGTCGTCACCCGCCCATTTCCCAGACATCCAGATTGGTACTGCCTGATATGCGGCATTAAGAATCTGAATTTTATTGTAGATGGTTTTCGCGACACCCAGCGCAGCGGTCACTCGAGTAGTGAGATCAGTAATTTCATCTATACAAAGATAGTCGACACCTTTCGTGAGCAGGGTACCGCCTCCACCCGAAGCAGTGCGTATCACGATATCTTCGTAGGAAAAGAAATCATGGTTGTTGTTGAAATAATATGCACCATCCGTGTACTCTGATAATACGAGCGCATCCTCGCCGAACGAGGCAAAATACGAGTCAGTGAAAGAAGTCAGATTGAGATTCAGATTCATTCTATACCGCAACATTTTGTTCTCTCGTTTTGTCTAATCTGTAATACGACTTACCCCAATATTTGTCACCGTCGATGTCGGTTCCGTTTGTTATTTTCACAGAAACCTGGTCGATGTAAAAAAGCGTTCCGATCCCGGCAGCTCCCAAGGTCACGATGTTGAAATATATCCCCGTCGCACCCGCATTGATTGTTATGCTGGCAATCAGCTGATGCCATGACGATGACGACGTGCAGGGGATATCCGTGGCGTGCCAGGCTCCCGAGTAATACTGTCCAATCGATATTTTGCTGCGTGACGCCACCCCTGATGTCGTGTACGCCCACAAATCAAGGCTGTACATCTTTCCCGCTATAAGCCCTCGCATGTTGCTGGTGTCCGGGGTAGAGTTGAGCCCTATATATGCGTCATTGCTCACATGTGTATTTGTCAGCAGCCAGCTATAGGTGCCGTACTTTTTTTGCGCTGCCGAGCGTGCCCATGTTCCATCCCACGGTCCATATATAATCCCGCTTCCGTCGAGAGATGGACTACTCGCATTTTCACAATCTCCGTTTTTCATCTTCTCCGTGTTATATCTGCCATCGCCCCAGTAACCGCCACCCCAATAATTACCCTGATCGTAGATATTCCACGTTTTCAAAGCGAAGGCGCGACAGGTTAAGAGACATTTACCGGTATCGAGTATCTTTTTCGGTTTTATTATTTCACAACGCCAGATTCCGAATTCAGGGGATTGCGGCCGCTTTAATTCGACATCGATAATGTCCCCGACCTCCCGCTGAATCGTAGAAAAACTGGTTTCGATTTCGAAAGTTTTATATTTCGTGCCATAGATATCGAGCACCTTCGAGGTGAAGACGGCGACATCGGCAGCGAGGGTGTGATTCGTTTCGTAACTCTCTCTTTTTAACAGTCCGTCGAGCTCCGCGGACAATGCGGATTCACGGCTTGCGTCGATATATGTCGTGTATTTATTTGCCTGATAGTCCTTGTCGTAGTTAACTAAAACCGAAGTAATGCTCTTATCTACATCAAAATCGATCGCTGGCTTATTGATGACATCCACGAAATCGATAACTTGATCTGAATTCGCGCCATCGTAAAATATTTTACCTATCCATCGCCCATCGTCTTTTTTTACTAAGTTTATTAATGACGAAAGGCAGACATCTTTTATCGCTGTAAAAAAATCCTGTGGTTCTGATAAGAAAAGTTGTACAGTGAGCGCACGAGTTGAGTACCAGTGAAATCGGTCGAAATTAGTATCGTCCCAGGTATAACCGTAATTGTTGACGAGGATGTCTTTAAGAATGTCGAGGCCATTCGAGATCAAGATACCACCAGATTCGTACCCTTGAATATCTGCCGTTACTTCTTGACCTGACGTAAAAGTTGCCGATGATAATACAAATATTGAATTTATTAAATCTTTACTTAAAGGAACCTTAACTACTCCATCAACATATACCGTAGTAATCGCCTTGATTGAATGATAGCGTGTATCCGCAAGCTTGAACGTGAATGTTGTAGCCTCCGGTTCCTGTTCGTTCGTGCATACGACTGGGATTTTCTTTAGAGTCCCGTATGTCATTGGAATTACCTTGTTCACATTCGACGGATCTATATATGGATAAGTGACGATATCGAAAACAGTCTCCGGAATCTTTTTCGCTATTTTTTTCCGTTCGTCTCTTGTTTTGAGCGTGAGAAATTCATTGATGACGGATACTTGTTCGACATACCCGCGGAAAACGATTTGAAATTCAGAAAAATCTATGTCCTCAAATCCGAGATAAAGCACGACACTAAGCCCTGCATACTTCGCAGCGAGGCTGTCGAAACAACCATCATGATTTTTCAATGTGATGGTCCCGCCCTCGAATTTCACCTGTGAAGACGAGAGATCACTTTTCGACTTTGCAATTTGCGGGATGCTCTGAATACGCGGATCATAAAAAACGTCGTTGAAATAGTTGCGAGTCCCACCCTTGCGGAAATGCTCGGTTCCAAGATCGAGAAGAATAACAGGCTCATATTGTGGCTGTAGTATTTTTTCAGCGAATGTCATTACCTGACCTCGCTTATAATCAGGGAGAAATCGAATCTCGTTCTGCCTGCGAGTTTCGGTATCTCAAAGTTTTTCGTCAAATGACAGTAGAGATTATCGATACCCGTTATCGTGTCGGTAGTATCCCAAATCACGATAAAAGGTATTGTTTTTCCAACCCCGGCAATGAAGGCGAGTACGTACGTAAATTCCGAACTCGGAACATCTTCAATAAGAATCTGGTAATCTTTCAGCACGGCTGTATTTTGGTATCCATAGAGAGTTCCAATGTCACTTTTCGAAACGGTCGATAGATCGTTGAATGTAATGGGCGTGATTGTAGTCGGGTATTGCTCCGGAAGATAATCGCCGGTGTCGATATGAATGTATCCGATATATGGGATTGCGGTCGCACTCTCGATTTTAATCGCCCAGTATCGATAACTCGTTACCCCGATATATTCGTACCAGAGAATGGGATTAATTTCTGTAAAGGTATAGGAAAAGGCAGGTGATGAAAAATCCGAGGTTGTATTCCCGAGAATCTTTACCGTCGCGCCCGTGAGATTATGTCCAAGAATCGCTATAATTCCCGGATTGATTGCCGCAAGACAATCGATTGTGATTAATTGCGTGGCCGTCGACGTCGCTTTCCATATTTTACCGAGCCGCGTATCCTTGACATTCGAGATTGGATAATTTACATCTGCTACGGGATTACACGAGACTGTGTATGTGCTGATTTTATTATTCCACGCTATTATCATGTCACACTCTTCGAATTTATAGTGATCAAATTATTATCCGACGCTCTCGAAATTGCATCGAACAATACCTGACCATCCAGAATAATCTGGTTGTGGATCATCTGATCCGGACTTGCGAGTCCTTGTCGTACCGTCATCGTCATCATTTTCGAAACGAGCTTATCGACCATTTTATCTATGCCGGTATCGAGCGGAAAGATTACCTCGTTCGCGTGCGCCTGGATCTGAGCGTCTCCGGAGAGAAACGCTCCTTCCTTGGCTTGTGGCATGACTGGCTTCGCGGCCATTACGGCGCCAATCTGAAAGGCGGACAGTATCCCGCCAATGATCATAGCTGGAACATTGAGCGGGAACGGTGCAGAGTTCCACGCATTCAACATGACCTGCGCTGCGGATGCTATTGTCAATGCAAGATTCAATTCCCATTGTAGCATCGCCGTATCATAAGCGAGTTTCCTTTTTTTCTTCTCGTAGGTTTCTTCGATTTGTGCCTTTTTTAATGCCGTCTGAGCCGCCGCAATTTCTTCTGCCTTTCCGCCTTTTTTTGCCTCAGCAAGCTTCTTTTCCGCCGATTCAACTGCGGTATCATCGGCGACCCCGGCCGCTTCAAGCTCGGCTTTCATCTGGTTGTCCAACTCTTGCATTTGAGCCGCAGAAATACCCGCAATCATCGACTTGAATGAGGAGCCAATAGAATCAATATAGGAAAAAACTTTATCGGAAGAAAAAACTTCATCGAACACTGCTTTCCACTTGGCTTTAATATCTTCCGTGGTTTCGTCCGTGTTATCCGAAATTAATTCCATAGTCGTATCAAATTCTTCTTTAAACCCCGCTATGTCGAGAGGTTTAAATTCCGATCCGCTAACCTTATTTCCTGTTATTGAAGGTTTTTCTATTGGCATCGTAGATTTAATTTCTTTTATTTTTTCGTTTACTTCTAACAACGCTTTGTCAGTAAATAATATTTTTTGTCTGGCATTCCCGAGCGCAATATCGGTATCAAGTCGTTCCTTCTGCTCTTCCGCGGTCATCAGAGTCCAGAGGGATTCTTTTTTTATCGCATCGAGGCGCTTATCGACATCAGCCTGTTGTGTCTTCTTTTGAGTCTCCAGGGCTAATTTTTCTTTCTCGAGCATCTGCAGATTGACTTTACGCAGTGCTTCTTCATTCAGATTGAGAGCCCCGGTATTTTCATCTATACCTTTTTTGAGATCCGGATCGAGTTCGATCAGCCTGGCTTTTATTTTTTCCATTTCTTCGAGTTCGCTGTTCGAAAGATTCGTTTTCTCCTTTAATTCCTTATATCTATCTATCTGATCCTTGATGACTTTATTTTCAGCCCTTGCCTTATCGGCAAGAGTATCGGATCCGTGCGCTAATTGATTCACCACGAGAACGAGTCCGCTAATAACAGCCACACCGGCACCAATTGCGAGCAACACTGGATTCATCGTAGATAAAGCGCTCATTATTCTTCCAACTGCGGATATTACCGGACCCGATATGATTGCGATTCCACCCATGGTCACGAGCATTTTTTTTGTATCGTCATCCAGGCTGTTAATCCATGTCAGGACACCTTTACCGACATTCAGTAATTCGAGAGCCGACGGTATAATGAGTTTTCCGAAAGAATTGGCAACATCAATTCCTTTCGCCTCGACCGATTTCAATTGATTTGCGAACGATCCTGCAGTTCTTACTGCATCACCCATCGCATCGGAATTACCTTCCATGATCATCGTAAGCCGGGCAGTAACTTTTTCCTGCTCGGTCGCGGCTGCGGTTCCTCCCTTGATCCCCATCGCGAGTAGTTTTTGATTCAAGGTATTCTCAGTTATTACAACCCCGTATTTCCTCACTGTTTCGGTATTGCCGACGAGTGCGGATGTGATATCTCGTAAGGTATCTTCTGTTTTTAAATTGTTGAATGAAGCAAGGTCTGTGGCTAATTTGAGAGTACTTTTCGAAAAATCGGCTGCTGCAGTACGTGCGAATCCGAAAGGTACGAAAAGGTCTTGAAGGGAGGCAAGAAATTTAATGTTTTCATTAGCGGATCTTCCAACGGAATCGGAATATTCTTCGTTCCATTTTCTCACGCTTGCCGCCTGATCCTTGAAGACGGTATTGAACTTCGAATTCATCTCTTCGGAATCCGAGGCTGTTTTAAGAAAAGCAGTACCGAGTGCCAATAGAGGAACAGTGACGCCCATGGTCATTTTATCGCCGACCGAAGTCATGGACTTCCCTATATTCTCGAAATCATTTTTTAAATTATTAGCAGATTTCCGAGCATCATTTACACCCTTATTGAATTCTGTAGAGTCGTGAGTTATTTTCCAGTAAAGGGAGCCAAGAAGTCCGCCTGCACCCATTATTCAGCCCTCCTTTTCATGGTCGCCAGCCGGGGAGCGGTGATATCGTGTGTAATAATCGCTTGCTTTTCGAACATGTAATCGATCTTCTCCTTCGGAATAAGGCCGATATATTTATCGAGCTGAAAAAACGACATTTCGAAAAGAATATATTCCGGTGTCATGTAAGACCAGATTGTCCCCATAACCGCAATCAATTTTATCCAGTCGATTCGGCTTGTGCCGGCGCCGGTTTCTTTTTTTTTATGATATCGATATCCTTGTTCACGCACTTTGTAAGAAACTCGAACAAGTCCATCGAATCCGCGTTGATGAGAAACCATTCACGAGTCAATCCCTCGTTCGGATTTGCATTTATGACAACCATCACCAGGTCGAGAAGATCGTTAATCATCTTGTCGGCTTCATCAGAATTTATCTTTTCGATATCCATATCCGCGAGCCCGGTAATTTTTTTATAGAGCTCGGGTGCCTTGATATTTACAATCAAGGGCACCTTGCTGATATTGATTTCTTTGCCGGCGAGAGAAATCGTTTTTCGTGGACGTATGAGCGTGTCCAGATTCGCTATTTCCATGTTACACCGCCTGCTGATCATCGATGAAATAGAGCTGATCCCTCGGATCCCTGCTCTCATCGCATATCGCTTCCGCCTCGATTGCGATCGCATTGCAGTCGTCCGCCTCGTCGCTCAAGTATTTGAAGCTCACACCCTTTTGAATATATACCTCATAGACATCCATCCGGTGGTTTTTCGAGTTTTCGTCCTTGTTTGTGATGCGTACAACGATCGGGTTCACGGTCCTGTTTCCTCCCGTTGAGAACGTGACTGAAGATGCAGGGGTGTAATCATATTCTATCGTCAGTATCTGAGCTTCTGTCGTGACCGTTGCGGAATCGATAATGTATAACCCCCACATACCCGCGTTATTTTTCATAACGAAGTAATCGGTACTGGCAACAAGTGGACCGTTGACGGACCCGCTCACCGAAATATTACTCGGGACTACTCCGGACGCATTTTGCCGGTCGAAAGGAATGAATTTCAAATATGACCATGCCCCGCTCGCGACGAATTGCTGGTGATCAATCACCGGAACTCCCGCAACTATATTGTATTCGTCGAGGCTTCCGCCGCGAAGCATCGCCAGTTTTCCGTAATCCGGTTCCAACCAATTGAATTTGATCGCGAGCTTCTGATCCTTGATTCTCTTCCGGATACGCCCCGCATTATGACTGTCGACCGTGACCTCCGTCCACGTTTCGTCGACGGTAATATCCTTTAATGCCCCCATATCCTGGAGCGCCCCGAACCCCGAGCTTTTCAATGCGGCTTCGAATTTTCCGCTGCCCCACCTGACAGCATTCGGATTTTGTATCGTTGTCTGCGACATTATTACACCCCCTATTTGTATTTCATGATCAGATCGATGTTCGTTGCGAATTTATCATCGATCTTTCCTATATCCGAATCACCTGTGATGATGATTTCTAAAATTGTTACCCCGTCATTCGATCCGAGTTTTCCATGAAAATCCTTGTAATGCGAAACGATTGCATTCGCTATTTTTCGGGCATGAAAGCTGATATTTGAATAACAGGTAATACTCATATTTGGATTTCGTATGTGCCAATCGACATTTTTATTATCCTTCGGATAATCCTCGTTTACTTTCCGATATACGATATACGCATGACCTTTAAAGCCCTGGTCGGCAGCGATATAAAATATTCCGGAACTCCCGGTATAAGCTGTGAGCGCCCCCAGTGTTTTAAGATCGAGATCGATGCTCTCTTCCAAAACTAAAGGAGCCATTATTTCTTTTTCCTCTTCCCTCTCGCCTTGCCCTTCAAAACTGCATCGATTTGATTTTCGATTATGATTCTTCGCGCGATGCGTCTGACCGCGAGCCCAGAAAGCCTCATGAACGGATGCTGCTTATATTCGATGATTCTCAGGTAATCTTTTGTCTTAGTATCTCCCGCACCTACCTCTGCGCCGTCTTTCATATACTGGGAATAAATTGACTCTTTAAGGTCTCCCGAAACGACCGGGCATTTTTCTTTCATTGTTTTTTCGAGCATGTTTGCGAGGGTTTTTATCGCCTCATCTGAACCGATAAAAACAGCATTGATAAAATCATCCGTATAATCCTCTTTAATCCGGGAATAAAGGCTCACCTGTTCACCTCACTGATCGTTAAAATCATTTCGCGATTCCGCTCGTTCACATCAACAACCGAAAGAATTTCGAAATATCGATCGGAATATGAAATCCTCATCTTAGGCTTAATACCGGGTGTGTACCGAATACGTATAGTCCCAGTGTTTTTCGATTGTTGTTGATCTTCAGTGTCCGATTCATTGCCAGTCGAAAATGAAACATTCGCGAAACAATTGCAGAACGTCGACCATTCACCGTCTGTTCCCCATCCCGGCGATCCGGATTTCGTCTGTATCATGATGTACTTGTCGAGCCTTCCTACGTTCAAAACCAGTCCACCTTGTCCATTTCGAGCAGGTCCATGACACCGAAAAGGTTCTCCCGTTGTATTAATTCCTCGACGCTGAACGTTCGCGCTTCATAAAGATGCCCTGCAAGCATGAGGATTGCCTGCGAAATCGTCGGCGGGATCTTTGTTTCGTCCTCATATCCGGATACATACCGGACGATTATCCCTTTTGAGGTCCGGACCCGGACTCCAGGCCACGAATACCCGTATTTCAACACGATTCTCCCAGGCTCTGAAACCTCATCTATGTTGTAATTCGTCGAGTCGAAGACATACTCCACATCCGCATCGTCGTAGTATTTCAACGAAGTAACGGATTGAAGAGGCGATTTCGGAAGCTGAATATATTTTCCAACAGGCCAATCGTTCGAATAGAGTTCCCAAGTCTGCGGCATGTATGCCCGCCCCTGCATCTTCTCACACCAAATACGCGCTACTTTGATGTATTTATCCAGAATCGTCATTTTAACGCATGTGGCATCATCGGGAGCGCTGGATATGGTAACGGGCACAGTCGCTTTTAATGTGACCACGCCCGCGGCATTGGATGCCATGACTCCCGGTACTCCGTATGTCGAATCGTTGATACAAGAAACGAGCTCCGCCGCATCCTGAGTGTCTGTGCCAGCGATGCTGAACTGACGCGCCGACTTTGTCGTGGTGGTGGCATGCGCAGTGAACACCAGCCCGTTGATAGTGATCATTCCGGTTGCGAGGAATGTCGCGAGTGTGATCGTAAAATATTGAATATTTTCAGGAACTATTCTCATATGTTCCATGAAGACTTCGCGCGTGATCGGCTCGCTCGTCGGTCCGGTAATCAGCTTCGTTACCAGCATCTTTTATTCGTTATCCTCGATCGCTTCTGGTTTCTTGATAGCCTTTTCAGTCTTGTCGCCCTTGATCGCCTTTTCTATAGGTGGTCTTCCCACCCCTCCGATCTCCTTCGCGCGGCCAACTTTTATCCACGTATGAGCAAGTGAATCGTCGATTTCGATGACTTTTCCTTCCTCGACGTCCGCTCCGTTCAATCGTGTACCTGGCTTTATCACTTTTACTTTCACGAACTACTCCTTTCAAAGAATCCGGGAACCTAACCTATCGATTCCCGGATGTTCATCGTTATTCGTTTCAGATCACCGCGGATGCGCCGACCTTCTGTTCCGGCGTGTATCTGGCATTTCCTCGCAACATCGTGACCGCGACATTGCTGTTCGCCGTGGTTGTGACTTTAACCGCGATATGGTTGAAGCCGTTCTTCTTGTCGATTTTCTTAGAATCGATTTCGACGAACGATTGAGCCTGTATCGTCGCCTTGACACACGTGGCGTCGTCGGGAGTGCTGGCTGCAGTTACGACTGTCTCCCCTGGGACGATCGCTTTGAGCGTAACCACCCCAGCGGCATTGGAAGCCACGACTCCCGGCACCCCGTATGTCGGATCATTGATGCAGGACACGAGCTCCGCCGCGTCCTGAGTGTCGGTTCCTGCGATGCTGAACTGACGCGCGGATTTCGTTGTCGTCGTCGCGTGCGCGGTGAACACGATCCCGTTGACTGTAACCGTTCCGCCGGCAAGGAACGTCGCAAGCGTGACCGTCAATTCAGTCACGAGGACATTCGCCGTGATCTCTGCGCTCGCGAGCTGGCTCGCGTCCGATGGGATACCTTTCGCACCAGTTCCGGCCGTATCTTTCGCCTGTAGGAGCTCGAGCTTCGTTGTTTTCGTCGCGGCCATAGCGCCGCCGTTCAGAATCGCGCAAACGAGCCCGTAATCCCCGATCGGGAAATACTTTCCTGTCGCGTTCGTGTTGTTGAGCGCCTGAGACGCGAGCCCGCTATCGATCTTTACATCTTCATTTATTCTGGTTCTCACTTTACGCCTCCAGTACCACGAACGGGGACACCTTCATCCCGTTCTGAAGTGTTAACGGTTCCTTTACCCATGTGTCGCCATCCATTTTCACCGTCATCTTGACCCTGATCTCTCCCTCAAGGAATCTGGTGTATGGATCAGTGGCAAAGAATGGACCTGATCCATCCTTGATGAAGTAGAAGGACCAGTCCGCGAGTATCGCATCTCCGCGCGATCCCATAAGGGGAAGGACCTCGCTCCAGTGGATGGGACGGCCGTGAAGAATGTCCGGGATACCTTTTGTCGCATCTCCAGCAATCGAAATAAGCCTTCCTGCGCCGTCGGCCATAGCACCGACCTTGTCGTAGAGATCGAGAGTGATCTCCCAGTTCCGGTTAACCGCACGGGGATACATCGACTTGCTCATCGCGAGCACGTCCGCGAACTTGAAATCGCTCGACGTGTTCCTCGGAACGAGTATTTTTCCTTCGGATTTGAGGATACCTTTCGGTTTCCCTACGCCATCACCGTTAATGAAGAGATCATCTTCGAGTTGTTCTTTTGCGCCCCGCAGCGACTGCTCCATGTCCGCAGTCACGGACGTCGGGTTCAGGAGCGATTCTTCGGAAGTGATGTAGAAGAAAGATATCTTCTTGTCGGAAGGGTCGAGGACGAAGAGGTAATATTTGAGTTTACTTTCGTCCACCGGCGCCACCCCCTCGCCCGTGAAGTTGACAAGAATACCATTATATACGCCACCGCCGCCCTGTTTCGCGACGCGTTTCTTGAATTTCTGATCCGGGTATTCTCCCGCGGGGATCACCCGTGCACGCTGCCGTATCCACCCTCCGGGACCCGTGAAGGCGAGTGTCCCTGCTTCGAACATATCCGGAATCATAAACCCGAGGGATGACCCGTCCGAAATGTTCATCGACCTGTAGTTCGCCTCCATCCTCGGGACATAATCCCTCATAGTTTCGGATAGCGATCCCTTCGACCGGTTCCAGATATCCCGGACGAACGTCCCAAGATTCTTGAATTTCGATTCCTGCGGCCCAGGTTCCCGGCCAGGAGGAGCTACTTCTGCCCCTCTTGTATCCTGATCCGCGGGGATCCCTTCGCGCTGTTTCTCGATTTCCTGAGCTTCTTTGATCTGCTCGTCGAAACCTGCGACGCGCTGCTGCAGGGACTGGACTTCCTTTCGTTCGTCCTCGGTATATCCTCGTTTTTCTTCGATCACCTTATCGAGAATCTCCTGACGCTTCGAAAGGAGCTCGTCCTTATTCCGCATGAGCAGCTTGATATCAACCTTTTTGGGCATACTCTTTTTCTCCTTTTCTGATTTGTTCGATATTGTCTCTGGCATCTGTCAGAACTTCGAGTACCGCTGTACCGCCTCTTCCGGACGCTTCCGAATCGGGTTTGTTCCTCATAGCCAGGCGTTTTGCTTGTAAATCCGTATCCTCATAGGCTGGCCATGTGACCGCCGAGAATTCGGGAATCTTTGCGAATAATTTGATCGTTCTCTTCCATCGTGATTTCCCGTCCTTCGTTTCTTTCGCCCATTCATCCGTACCTTCCTTGACGATGAACGCGAACGATTGTTTGTCGACGAGCCCGGATCTGATGTTCTCGTAACAATCCCTACCTAACTGCGTGTCGATTATTTCCGCACGTATGAAAACGCCATCGTCGTCTTCCTTCGCGGTGAGCGTTCCGATCTTCACCCTGGAGAGAGGTTTCGTCCGATCGTGCTGCCAGAGGTAGAATTGGTCCTTCGTTTTGAGTGCTTCTGTAGCAGCGCCAGACAGGATAATTTCAGTATCGCCCCAGATATCCGCCTCGCGGTTGTAGACGATCGCATATCCTTCGATGACCATCTTCCCATCGTCGGATTTCGACGCCCGCATCTCACCGAACGGTATGCTCCGGTATTCGGTATTGTTTTCGTCTTTCGTTCTCATATCCAATGGCATTCAGTCCTCCTATACCGCGGCTTCGATCCCGCATTCGCACCCGTCATGATAGGGCGCGTGGCAGCAATTCTGGGTTATAGTGAGCGGCGTATCCGCTCCCTCGGGTAGAAAATCGCCTTTCTGAAGGAAATATTCGTCGATCCCGATAATCTTTCCTGCGAGCGCATCGCAATACGGGCATTCAGCCCCGTATTTCACCGATCTGACTTTTTTTATCCCGCATAGACTGAACACGGATCTGGTGAACGCGTTCTCCGCACGTACCGCCTCTTGCAGTACTAATTTATCCGCACGATTTCCTTCCCATTCGACGAGCCGCTGTTTCACGGCATCGATTACCGGGATTCCTTCCGCCTGGGCATTCGTAATTATTGATTTGAGTTGATTTTTTGATGAGATCACGTGCCGTTTTGCGAGGGAACCCCGGTAATCGCGCTGGAAAATTTCGTATTGGGGAACGATATCGGATTCGCTTTTGATTTCTTCCTGTACCACGGGAAGGACTGATGTCGCATACGACGAAATGAGCGGAGCCGCGAGCTTTTCGATTTCCTTCCCGAAGTCTTTGTAATACGTCTCGATCCAGGCGTTGAAATCCGCGATCTTCTTTTGCGCGAGTAACTCCTCGATCGCGCTGCGGATATCGGTGATTTCCTTTTCCATGATTCTGTTTGCGACTTCCTTGAACTTTGGCTTGTACGCGATCGTAAGTTTCCGCCTGAGTGTGGACGATCGCTTTTCGATCGATATCGGGATTTCTTTTTTTTCTGAGACGCTCTTCAACGATTGAATCGGACTCGAGATCACGGATTCCTTATCCACTGTGTTGAGCGGGACAAAATATTTCTTGCCGAGCCCGTTCGGTTGTGGGTTTTCATCCTCGAGGGATAGAACATCATCCGCGTTGAAAACGCCGCGATCGAGCATTGACGTATAGAATTCGGTTCGCGCTTTCAGGTCTCCACGAAGAAGTCCCTTGAGCTCGAATTTCACGTAATAATTCATCCGTTCTTCGTCGTCGAGGAACGCGATATTCATCGCTTGTTCGATCTGCGTGATGAGCGGTGTCAGCGCGAGTACGACCAATTCCGTATATTGCTGTTCGATGTTGCTAAATGTGGCGCGATTCAAGTCTTTCAAAATGTGAGGCGGAAGGTTCAGCCACCGTGCAGCCTCGAGGACGCTGAATTGCCGGGACTCGAGCGCTTGCATTTTCTCCGCGTCGATATCCTCTTTATGATATTTCGCCCCGCCAGTGAGCCAAATCACTTTAAAAATCGAACCGAGTCCACCGTATTTCTTATTAAAATCTTCCTGGTGATTCTGCCGGACTTCTGGTTCCATCGGCTTATCTACTTCGACGAATCCGCCTGGATTCACACCTTTACCAAAAAAACTACCAGCGAACACGTCGAGAGCCTTCGCGATCCCGAGCGATTCTCTCGCAAAATGGATAAATCCTCTACCGTTTATTCCATTCAGGGTAATGTGCGGTATATGAAGCACATTCGAAGCTGGGATATTATAAAGCTTACCCTTGATTTCCGTGACATATCTTCCGGTTTCCTGATCGCGGTATGTCACGTCTGGGAGTAAAGGGAGCAATTCGACGCTTGAATATGTCGGCCTCACGATCCAGGTATACCAATTTCCCCAGAGATATTTGTGTAGAACCTGGCAAAATACCCAATCCCACGAGGTCATAAAACTATTCGGTTTGTTTCTGAGTCGGTCATATAGCGGATGGTCGACGGCTTTTTCCGCACCTCCGTCACGCAATCTCCGGTAAATCCCCTTCGGTAGACTCGCCACGATACCAGCGATGACATTTAAACCGCAGAAAATTGCCGATAAAGTCATCACGCTATTCTGATTAACATATACACCTGATTTGGGAAGCGGGCCGTTCAAATACTCCCGGTATTTCGCATCGTCGTAATCCTCGAATCCCCTTGTAGTGATGAGTTTAAATGCTGTGCGGACACGGTCCATCAGCTTCATGACGCGAATATCTCCACTTGAGCGTAGTTGTGATCTGTCGTGATTGAACGATAATACGACATGATTGAGGCGACGACTCCATCGATCCGTTTCCCGGCCTTATCCCGCGCTGGTTTCATAGGCATGAAATTATTTTGTCGGTCGTATTTCAATTCCGTACACGAGATCATCCATGTAAGAATTGGATCGTTATTCGTAGCGAGATCCGATCTATAGATGGCAGCTTCGAATTCTTTTGTGGGAGTAGGCATCCCGTTCGCGCAGAATTTCTGAGGTATTTCACAAACATTTATTCCCATATATTGGATGTGATTCTCAATGAATGTGGCGTTCCATGGATCGAATGCTATTTCCTTGATCTTATATTTTCGTGAATCCTCGCGGATCGCGTCTTCGATATAGTCGTAATCGATGACATTCCCGGGTGTAAGTCTGATTAAACCTTTTTCTGCCCATCCTTTATAATCAATCCGATCTCGTAATCCTCGCTGAATGATGTCGTCTTCCGGAAGGAAATACCGAAGCAGGAGCTTGTATTTCTCGCCAGTCGTGATAGGAGGAAAACAGAGCGCATACGCTGAGAGGTCAAGTTTCGATGAAAGGTCTATCCCTCCATAACAAATCCGCCCCAGGAGCTCGTTCACATCGAATGTACCGCAATTTCGAATCCATCGCTCGTGCGTAATCCACCGCGTCTGTGCCTGGGTCCAGACATTCAGATTCTTCGTCTTGACGCCGTTCTGCTTCGACGGGATGTCGATCGCTTTCTTTATCGCGTCCTCAATGGAGCGCGGATAAACACTGACCCCAAGGTTTGGATTCGCCTTGATCCATACTTTCGGATTCGTCCAATCGTCACCCTCATCAAGTGTATAGATCAGGGCGAAATAGGTCTCGTCGACGATCGATCCTTCGAGAACCTTTTCGGCTTTTTCTTGCTCGACCCTGCATGGAGAACCGAGATCGAAGCCCGCCGTCGTAGTGATATAAATAAGCGGTTGCTGGCGTGCCCCCATTCCACTCGAAATAATCTCAAGCATCCCGTCATCTTTATGCGCATGATATTCGTCAATATTACCAAAATGGGGATTGAGACCATCCTGTGTTTTTGAATCCTTACCGAGGAACGTGAACTTCGACGATGTTTTCACCATGTACATAGTGTTCGTCGTCTTTTTAAATACTTTCGGCTCGATTCGTTTTGACAAGGCTGGATTTGTGAGTACCTGATCGAATGCATCTTTCCATGCTATCTTTGCCTGGTCTTTTATCGTCGCGACGCAATATCCTTCGGCGCCGAATTCTCGTGGATCGTCCGCCCATACACAATAATTACCAGTTCCGGCAGCATCCGTCGTCTTCCCGTTTTTTCGTGCAACTGTGATATATGCGATTTTAAACCGCCGAAATCCATCCATGCGCTTCCAGCCAAACAACACCCAGTCCTTGAACTGCTGCCAGGGCTCGAGCTTTATGAACGTGCTCTCTTTTCTCGCAGCGTTCGCCCATTCGCCTTTGATGTGTTTGAGTGATTGCTTGAAATCGATGATCCGTTTCGCGGCTTTTTCATCGAAATAATAGGGGAAGTCGTGCATGTTCTGTCGTCCGAGATCCTTAATATGGCGTTCGACCGCGAGCCGTACCCATTTGCAGACGATCTGTTTGCCGGATAGAACATCCTCGCAATATTGATTCGCGGTGTATGCGTCAGGCATAATTACCAACAGAAGGATTATTATCAGCCATTTTTTCACTTAAGCATCGTCTCCATTTGGATATTCTTTGCGAGTTCCTCGGCCATGTTATGAAGCTCTTCGAGTTCTTCGCGCGTTGTTCCGCTATAATCCGAATTGATCAACTCCTGAAGCATCTCTTTCGGAGTGGTTCCCGGTGCATTTTGTTTCCCTTTATTTCGCTCGAGCCGGGAGAGTATCCCCTGCATCGCGGTTCGTGCTTTTTGCGCTGCCGCGAGTTCCGGGCTTGTCTGTGAATTCTTTCCTTGGAGATATTTTTCCAGGCCACCGGCTTTCTTGATTGCGTTCTCACAGGAATTGACGATTTCGGCCTGTTCGCAATACAGCTCTAGAAGCTTGAAACTCGCTACGCTCTGCAACAATCCCTGCTTGTTCAACTCGGTGCCGAAATCGTCCCATATCCCACATGCATATGGAGTAAGGGTTTTTGGAGCTGGCGTGAAACAAGAAGAAGCCGGTTTCTTTTTCGCCTTTTTTTTCTCGCGATCGATTCGGCGCGTTCCACTCAACTTTTTTTCTTTAATGGTTTTACCCGGTCGACCCATCGCCTAACCCTTGTTACCTTCGTTTAACACCAAACACCCCCTTATGTATTTTTTTTGCCATTTTCTACAGAAATA